CTCGAAAGGAACACCTACAAGCGGCTCACACTACTTGTAAAGAGCCTTCCGACGGAGCAGTCGGGCACGCCCTCCCATAAGGGAGCACGTGCCCACCGGCACCGCGGAGGCGATATGTCTCCACTCCAACAGGTCTGGACAACCTGTTGGAGCGGTCTTGTCCTGTCTGGCTGGGATTCGATGCGCGTGGCCTGGTTCCTTCATTCCTGGGTCGTTAAGACTTTGCCCTCTAGGGGGCTCGCCTTTACGGTCAAGGAGTTGAAGGCACTTTGCCACAACGTTCGGGGGTCCGCCCTGCACTCCAAGAGGTGGAAGAACGTGCCGTGTAACATCCGGAAGGATGTTGTCGACACGCTCTGCTACCTGGCAGTGCGCGAACCCGAGAACGGCTTCGCTTTCACTCGGCTCTCGAGATCGTTGCCTGAGCCTCCCGCAAGGGAGTGCGTCAGGCACCTTCAAGACGCCAAGCTGATAGCGAGCGCATCGTTTCCCACATCGGCTGCCACCTTGGATTCTCTTCGGAGCTTCGTTGCCCTCACGCCCGGCGTGAGCGGCAATGGAGTCCTCCGTCATCCTAGGCGGCTTCCCTCCTCTAGCTCGTCCTGTCTCGAGTGGCCTGCCACTCGAGGCGGGATCGACGGCTACCTGGAACACCTCGGTCACATGTGCGAGGAGTCTGGGGCAACCCAGGCCTCCTTTCACGCTTACGCTGGGGATTCGCTCGGCGCCTTCTGTTTGCGGAAGGCGTCGACGATCCTGCGGCCGTGTGCCGGGGTGTCTGCAGACCTGAGGGAATCTTATCGCTGTGCGGGGCTGCTGTACCTCAGGTCTCAGGGGAAACCCTTTGGCATGAAGGCAGTCGCGCTCAGAGCTCCTGGATACAAAGTTCGGGTAGTCGGTGTCCCCGATTGTTTGACCTTTGTAGAAGGTAGCTGGACTCGCTCGTCTTTGCGCTGGTTGGCTCCTGGCCATTGGCGTATAGACGGCGAGTCCCGAGAGATTCCCTGTGGTATGCATCAGAAGCGTGGTCGGCGGTTTGCCTCCCTGGACTTGTCCAGGGCGACAGACGGCCTTTCCCATGCTGCTGTCCGAGTAGTCGTCGAAGGTCTCGCGGCGCGTGGCTTGATCCGTCCTGCGGATCTTGCCATGTCGCTGCGGTCCCTCGGACTGGAGCGAGGAGCGACTTGGAGCTTCCCCGATCTTGGCGACAAGATCGGAGAAGGGTCGTTCCTCAGAGGGAGTCCGATGGGCACACCTCTTTCTTTCGTTGTGCTCTCTTGGATGAACGCCTGGGCTACCAGTGCGTTCGAGCGGTCTCTCACCCACGGAGACGATGCGGTCGGCCGTTACCGTCCAGTGCCTCACCCTCTCGTGAGTGCACTGGATGTGTACGGCTCCCGTGTTGCATCCGTCGGCGCGTCGCTGAATAAGTCCAAGACCTTCCTCGCCGACCACTCGTGGACGGCTTGTGAGATCTTGGCCTTGCCAAGAGAGTATGCGGAAGACGGAATGACTCTCTTCTTCCCTCCCTCCATACCTCCGCCGGTCCTTCGGGCACCAGTGGAGGCGGACCAGAGACTCGAGAACCTCTGGTTGCGCCGTATGGAGAGGGTTGTGAAGGGACGCTTCCCGTGGATCGTGAAGGATCCCCGCCTGCATCTTCCGGTGCAGGTGGGTGGCCTCGGATACACGGGACGCGGTCTTGCCGTTGGGGTCTCTGTGCGACAACGCCTCGGTGCCCTGGTTTCCAGGGGGCCGAGTGCCGTTATCGCTCAGGACCTCATAGGCAAGAAGCCATTCCGTGAGGTGGGCCTCTTCCCGCGTCCTCTCGTTCGGCAAGTGCACGCTTCCTCCTACTGGAAAGCTGTTCGGGCAACTGAACAGTGGTTCCATGGAAGCGGTGACACTCCCGTGCCCCTTGAATCTTTGTTGTCCTTCAAGTCCTGTCTCATCGAAGATGAGATAAGGCTCTCTGAAGGAGACAAGTTCAAGAGGAAGAGAGTAGCGGGGAGACCAGACAGGACGAGTAGGTCTGCGGTGTTCCGGCGGTTGGGAGTGGCTCCGTGTCGTCCTCTTTCGAGGCGACATGGCTGTTCCGCTCTCATTCGCTGGGCCAAGGTCTCTCGCGAGTCCTTGGTCACCGTCGACCAAGACATAGCCTCTGAGATTCGGG